GTAACTGCTTGACTGTCTTTCCCAGCGCCAGGGCTAGGCGGAAATAGAACCGCCGCTCTGGTCGCTGGCTGAATCGTTTCCCAGGGCATCGACATCCTCGGTGCGGAAGGCGTTGAGTGCCCACGCTGCGTCGAAGAGCCGATTGAGGACGACGGCAGACTTCCCGCCCAAGTCCGTGGCCTCGTCGTCGCTGAACATTCGCTCGCCAGACTCGTCGCAGAGCGTGAGGACAAGGAAGCGAGCGCGGAAGTTCTTCATCTTCTGCTCGGCGTACCCCTCCTCGAACGCATCGCGCTCAGTGCCGGAGAGCGTCTTCAAGTAGACGTCGCCACCCCACTCAGGGATTGAGACTTTCTCGACTTTGAAGTCCGTGGCTTGCTTGATTGCGTCTTTGCTGAGAACCGTCATCTATGACCTCATGGAGAATAATCCGTCCACGCGAATGAGAGCGTGCCGCGGATGACATCCCCGAGCCGAGCTTCCTCGCTCGCACTCTGGAGTACCACCTGCTTTGAAACTGAGTAAGCAGGTGACGAGAAGGCGGCGCTTCCTACGCCACCAAGGAGTGTTACTGGGTCTGTTTGGCCCGAGTATCTGATGTAGTCGACCGACATGGTCCCGCCGGTGTATTCCCCAGTCGGGACCATGATTCGCGTGTTTGCTGAAGCCGTTGGCGGCGTCATGTCGACCATCTGCGCCTCCGGTGTGTCCACCGAAACGCCTGTCACGTTGGCCGTCAGGTTGCCTTTGTCGCTCGTGAACGTAAAGGTGGCACCGGCTGCAATGAGGGCCATCAGCCACCTCCAGATCACGCAAGCCGGAAGGTCGCAGAACCTCGAACGAAGTCGCCGACCGAACCGCCAAGGGACGCAGAGGCAATCGTCGCGTTGCCGCTGAACGACATCGGGCCACTGATCGACAGGGCTCCGCTCTGGCCGGCCGTGAGGATCGTCCCGCTGATGTAGTCAACAGTGATTTCACGGTCGCTGGTGAAGCCTCCGACATAGACCCGGCGAGCGTTAGGAGCGATGCCGAGGTGCGTGGCGTCGACGAGATCCTGAGTGTCGCTGACCTGGACGCTCGTGACGGTGACGCCAGAGCTTGCGAAAGTGAACGTAAGACCTTGTGCCGAGGTTGCCATTGCGCCTCCTTGCGCTAGTTATGTCAGTCCGTAGCCTCTGACCAACGAATCTGGTAAAGCTGGCGGGTTTCGTATGCCGGTGGGAGCTGCGCGCTTACCGACACGGGATCAAGGTAGTCGTCCGTTTCGGAAACTAGCCTTATATCATGTATTGTAACACCTGCGGCTGTGCCGATGCGGCCATCGAGCGTCAGGCGAACGTAGTCTGCAAGCTGTTTTGCAGAGTCGTGAGACAGTGCCCACGAGGCCACCTGGAGGTTTACTTCAGGCATGAACATCGGCCCGCCGAGGCTGTGCTCGCGGCTGATGTTCGCTCTCTTGTAGACGACGAAGGGGAACGCAGCTCCGTCCGGCACGGCAACCGGGTAGATGTTGAAGCCGACGCGGGCGGCCACCTCGGTGGACGTTGCCAGCCAGTGGTAGACGGCGTGTTCTGGTGCGAGGATCATCGGCGGCGAGTCCTTTGGTCGATGAGTTTGCGAAGCTCTTTCTCAAGGACTCCGAACGACTGTGTGCGGCCCCGGTTGATTGCCTGCTCCATAGCGTGGCTGGCTGGCATCGCTGGGTACGTTTCGCCAGGGCCGAGGGTGTAAGGGCGGGTCTTCCCATCCTTGCCTTTCACGAACGCCCCGCGGCCTTCTCGACGCTCTGGGTGCTCCTCATTGATGCTGCCCATGAGGAAGTAGGATCCGCGACCCATCCGCTCAAACTGGAGATTGTTAAAGCCGCCGACCTTCGACATCTTGCCGTTGATCCGCTGGTGGACGTTGAGATAGGTTCGTCGTCCCTGTGTGCCGGCTCGTCGAGCGCCTGTGCCGAACTCATAGAGCCAGGCGTGATTGCCTGCCCCCTTTTTCTCGATGTCCCAGTTGCTTCCGTCTTTGACGTGGACAGGGCCACCGACGGCGATTCCGACGCCTGGGTATGTGTTCTTGCCCTTGCGAACCTGGACGCTGCGTTGAAGATTGCCTGTCACTTCGGAGACGTTCTCGCGGTACAGATCCATGATTGGTCTGGCCGCTTTTCGGGCTGCCGTAGTGAGCGGGCCCGATGCGTCTTCGCCGAGTCTCGTGGATTCCCTGAGAAGTGCCTCGATGAGCTCCTTGAATCCGGTCAGCCTCACGTTCGTAAACTGACCGACCCTCTGGGCCCCGGTCTGCCCGTTTTCGAGCTGCCTAGCTACTGTTCCTGGAATAGGTACAGCCATGCTACTGCACCTCCTTCGCCAGGATTTCGAGGTACTCGCGGTTGTGCCTGTCGATCACGCTCGACGCCTCCATGGTTCGTCCACGCCATACAATCCGGCTGGTGTGGTCGACGTCGTCCCGGTAGCGGACGATGATCTTGTGGGTCGCTAGGACGTTGGCCTGCTGGGCTTGCATGATGTCGCGGGCAGAGAGGCCGTCGACACTGGCCCAGACGGTGGCAATCGTTGACCACGTCAGACTCGCCTCGCCAGATCTGCTCCGGGACTTCGTCGGGGACTGGAATGTCACTCTCTCGCGAAGGCGGCCGGCTTGGATCATGGCTACTCCCCAAGCAGGATGACGGAGTAGTTTGCCGTGCCGGAGATCGCCGCAACTTGGACGACAGGAGGTGTGGCTGGCGTTAGACCAGAAAAACCAGGGTTCGTCACGACGCTGACTTCGTTGGCATTTGAGCCGACTGTCATGGCAGCGATGTTTCCTGCCGTCGTCATCTTGGCCGGATTGTCAGACGCGAACGCGAGCCGCAGGACCGTCGAAACATCAGTGACGTCGAAGTCTGTGCCGTCGGGTTTCTTGTATTGCGAGAAATCGACAGTGGCGACGGACGTTCCACACGTTCCGTAGGCAATCGCGACCTTTCCGCTGCTGTAGGAGTCGGCCGATGCCAAGCTCACGACTTTCAGCGTCGTCGTTCCGTCCTTGTCATGGAAGATTGCAGACGACGAGATGAATCCATCAACACTCATCGGTAGTTCCCCCAGCCGCCCATCGAAATGAGCGTCTCAAACGTGTAGGGGATCGGCATGTTTTGAGCCGTCGTTCCGATGGTTACGGGCTCTCTTGCGGCATACCACACGCCGCAGAGGAGCAGGATGGCGTGCTTGATGATCCCTGGTACATCGGCTGCGGTGGTCCCGTAGCCAGCCTTGTAGGTCACGGCAACGCTGTTCTCGTCGCCACGGACTGCCGGCCAGACTTCTTCATAGTTGGGATAGACTCGGCCTGGGACTGAGGCTGCGTCGATCCTGAAGTCTCCACCGCTGCTGGTGATCGTCTGGTCGTTGCCGCCTTCGTCCCGGTAGGTGATCGAGACGCTGCTGTCGACCATCGGAGGGCGCGGCAGCAGGAGCTCCCAGAGGGGGAAGACGTCATATTTCGCCACCCAGGTCGACTCGATGAACGTGGCATCGAGCCGCTCCTCGCAGTATTCGCGGGCGACGGTGATCAGAGTGCCGATGTAGGTGTCGTCTGCGTCGGTGTCGACCCGCAGGTGAGCCTTGGCTTCTGAGACACTGACAGGCTCGACAGCCGGGGCAACCGTGCGGACGAGACTCCGGTAGGGCGTGAGTGTCGAGCTCGGCGACTGCGGCGAGACGTAGACGATCGTGCTCATGCTGGTTTCTTCTTTCTCCTCTTGCGAGGCTTCAGCGTCGCGGTCTCTGTCCGCTGTTCAATGTCAGCCATCTCCAGGGGCTCGATGAACCCTCGGGCGATTAAGATCTTGGCAAAAGACGGCTGCCAGTCGAACTCTTGGCCTTTTCGGTAACTGCCAAAGGAGCGTGTTACTACTACTCTCATTTTACAATCCCCCACGCTTCTTCTGGTGGGGTCTGTCCGTTGTTCCAATACTGCGTCGTATGCTGCTGCACACTGCCAGTAGGCGTTGAACGGCTCGGCCAGGTGATCATCAGTTCTGCGTGCCCGATGGCGACGTTTGTTGCGATGCCGAGCTTGTTGCCGGCTCGCGTAAACTCCCGCCAGAAGTGGATGTCTTCATCCGTGTGGCCGCCAGTCCACTCGCCGTCGGCGTTTGCCTTCGGGAGAAACCAGGGCTTCCGCATCTTCTTGATCGCCTCGCAGCGGATCATCGTGCAGCCGAAATGGGCCGTTCCGGCCGGCTGGACGGGCTTTTCAAACCAGTCGTTTTCGACAGATGTCGTCTTGTGCTCGTCGACACCGAGCGGGGCGAACATCACCGCGTTGCTCTCTCTTTTGGTCTGGAGAGGTGCTACAGCGTCGTACCCGGAGTGCATCAGGAGAGCCAGCAGGGCTTCCACCGTTCGGGCTGTGAAGATGCTGTCGTAATCAATCGTGAGGCAGACGTCGTAGTCGTTTACAACGTCTTCCATGCACCTCTGCATACATTGACCAAAAAACGCCCCTGTGAATTTAATAGGGGAAATCTTGTGTGGTGCAAGTGCAGCAGAAACCGTGAAGAAGTTATCAGTGAAGCCGAGACGAGGGGTCGACATCAGTGCCGCAACCTTCATCTCGGCTTCACAGTTACCAACGCGAACAAGCATGGGATGCTCCTGGGATAGGAGCGGGCTCGCGCCTCCATGCGCTGTTCACGGCCCTCATGGCCTCGCCCGCTATGCGGGATTAGCCATTCACGATCGCAGCCACTCCGGCGGCGGTCGCATTCTCGGGCGAAACTTCTGCACGACTCAGGCAGGCCACGATGCCCACGGTTGCCGAAGCACCAGGGGTGTAGCTCACCTTGAGGTATCGGCTGCGAGCACGGCAGTCGACGTCCAGCTTCACGATGTTCGTCGTGTCGGTGTCGCTGGAAGCCGCTGGGATGTCGAAGCCGCCGGTGCCGCCGCCGACGAGAGCTGTCACGTTCGAGTAGCTCGACGTGGTGTCGCCCTCTTCGACCTTCAGCACATTGGCAAAGACCGTGCTCGCGTTGCCGGCACGCAGAACCTTGATGCTCGCGGCATCGTAGCCAAGCGTGTCGATCGTCAGCGTGGCCGTCGCTGTTGCACCCACGGCAGCCGTGGGGACGCTGGCAACAACCTTTTCGTTCTGG